GAAAGTCTTGACCGGCCAATCACCAGGATTGAAGTCGCGGGCAGTTGGCGCAATAGATGGGAACGGCATGATCAATCCTCCGTTTCAAACTTTGCCGTAACCTGCACGTCTAGCGCTATTTCGGAATTAAGCGCATCAGTCGTGGGAAAATGAGTAGCCACGATGTCAGCCATGCCTTCCTCTGTCAAGGTTAGCTGCTCAATCATGTAAGTGGAGCTTGAGACGGTCGGGCCAACGAGCGTGAAAATTGCCCCGAAAAATTTGCTTTCAAGTGCTTTGCCGTTGGAGACAGTCATTGGCTCAGTGCGCGGGTCGTCAAAGGCGGCGCTCCAGTAATAGACCTCATAACGACCATCACTCAATGGTGTGACCGCAGTAATCGTTCCATCGTTGCTGACCACGCCGTTATTCGCTGAGCTATATGGCGTGGCCTGCGTGACAACACGGATGTAATCACCGGGCGCAAGGTCCATGCCGTATGGCGTTGTCTGGAATCGCACTGTATGGGTAACGCGACGACGTAGCGATAGGAAATACCGCGCCACCATAAAAGCGTGTTCACGCGTGGTGCAGTATTGGGTCATGTCAAAAGTTTCAATAGACGTTGTCTCAGGCAGGTACTTCCACCGCACGACAAGGTTTCGCTCTTCCGGAAACTGGTTACGGCTTTCCTGTCGGTAACGCATGACCGCTTGAAAACTTTTACGTTCTTCCGTGCTTAGGTATTCGACGCTAAATGTACCTTCAATGATGTTGCCTGCCGTAAAAAGCTGTTTGATTTTAATTGGGGCTGTTGATATCTTTCCAGCGGCGTCAGTTGGAAGCGCAGGAAGTACGCTAAATTTGCCGTTCTTGATAACAAAATTACAAAGGAAGAACGGCGCAAGCTCGCTGATGTACTGTCTAATGTTGACAGGCTGCTCGATGGCGCCATCGAAGAAGAGTTTGTTTTGTTTCAGGAACTGAGACGTTGCCGGCATGGACTCCGTGTCAATTAGCTCGTCAGAAATAATGCTGCCCGCGCCAACGTTCTTATCGGTCAGCAAATAGTAAACGAGGTCTACAAACTTGTTACTGGGTCCGATTGGGGTAATTTCATCCGCCTGAAAACGTTTGACAGGAATGCCATCAGCCAGCCATACGCGCAGCTGGTTGAGTGATGAAAAATTGCGAGATGCTTTAAGTGCCAACCCCGAAATTGTTAAATCTTTATAGCTTGGCCACTCCTCGTTAGACACCGATTCGTTTACATATACAATCTCATGCTCTGGCGCGCTTTCGTTTGATTTTGACAACAATGAGTTGTAAAAGCTGATATCCGTAAGCTGACTGTTATCTTCAAAAATTCGAGGTGCCGTAAACACAGCCGGAATCAATGCCATATACATGCTTTGTACGCGAAGTCGCACGCCAGCAGTGTTTGAATTGGCAGACTCCGGACCGGACTCAAATGGATTGCCTGGCGTCAGCGGCAAGCTGTAATTACCGGTATCGCCCGCTTCCCATCCGGCCGATGTACCAGATGGCACAACTTTGAACGACGAAAAGTCCCATGCGTTGGTGGCGCCGGGAAAATCCTTTCGTAGCGCTTCAGGTGCTGCTACGGCTTGGCCCGTCATCGTCACCTGCAAAGTGCGGCCTGAGCTTGAAATTGAAAAAGTAGTGGACCGGCTCGTTCCAACAGCGTACGCATTGGCATTGCCGAGTGCCTCATGGGCAAAGGCGGATTTCACACCGCGTGGCTCAGCGCCTGTTGTTTTGGTGACGCGCAGCTTTAAGCCGCAAGTCGTCAGTCCATAGGGCGCTGCACGATCGTTGCCGGATGTAACCGGAATAACGCAGTCGAAGGTTTCAAGAATGTTGAAGTTGCCAGAGCTGGATACAACCTCAATAGAGCTAAAGTTCCAAGCGCGCCAGCCGGGGAAAAATGGATGATCTTGCCTAAAGAATTCATTTACAACCCCCGTAAAGCGCACTTGAATGCTTTTTTTTGTGCCGGCAACTATAAAAGTGCGGTCTGCGGTTTTGGTCAAACCAAATTGATAGGCTTGACCAAATAACTCCCACATGGTGGCAGCCTTGTTGCCGGGGCCGTTATTCGGCAGCCATGGAGTCTCGGTTAGCTGTACCGCGACTACTCTGATGGTACTACCTTGCAGGTCAGGCAAATACGAATCAACCTCAACCGATGACGGCACTAACGCTGTCCGCTCCGGTTGAGTAATCTGCGATTCTGATGCCATCTCGGGATTAAACGAAATGTCTTTTTTGCTTACAATCTGACCTTGTGAATAAACGGTAAATGTGCCATATGGCGTTGAATACGAGCTAGATAGTTGCGTGCCATTTTTTGCATTAAGTTGCCAAAAACTTTCGCCGTCTGAACTGTGGCGCACCACGTCAGCGCCACTTTTTGGAATCAAACGAAATTCATATAGTCCGCGCTTGGGATGGGCAATACGAATAAAATTAAATTGGTCTTGTGGCGCTTCGCCTGTAACGCAAAAGCGTTCGCCTAATGGTTGCCATTTATATTCTTGCCCGCTTACATCAGTACCAGATGGACGCAGCCAGATTGTCCAACAAGCTGTGCGCTTCATGTAAAGCGTCATGGTCCCGCTTTCTGTACCTACGCCATTTTTTTCTGCGGCGCGGAATGATTCAGGACTTGGAAGGCCGGAGAAATTGCACAGCCCATTAGCACGATTCCAGACTTGTGAACGCAGCCCGATTTCGGTGATCTCGCACTCTCTGCTATTGCGTACGACGCCAAATGAAACTTTGGTAAGCGGATAATATCCAGGTCCAGCATGTAAGCCTAATGCGTTGCGGTTATTGGTTGCGCCAAGGTCGTCGCTCAGAATGACTCTAGTGATGAAACGTTCACTTACAAGTCCTACGCTGGCCCCAATGCCTTGACCAAAGATTTCAATGCAACGCAATCCAATGGATTGACGCTGGCCTTCGCGCCATTCAGGCAGCCCTCGTGACTCAACTAACCATACCGTTCGACCAATCATGAATGTGTCGCCAAGCTGCAGCGCATCATCGGCTGCCCGGCGTCCAGAGGCAATTTCGCTATTGATGTCTGTTACTTGCGTATTTTTATAAATTGTCCCATCTTTATCATAGACAAAGTATTCTCCCTCGGGAATTGTATCTGAGCCAATTGTAAATACAATTTTGTCGCCGGGCTGCACTTGTCTGACTTGTCGATCGCCTGATGTAACACCAACGCCATTAAGGCTGGTAACTCCCATCCCTCGGCCATACCCGCGACCAACTCCTATTTGGCCGATATTACGCAACTCAAGAATGCCATCACCACCCCTGGTGCGGATGATGTCGTAATCGCCAGCGATTTTAATGCGCTCAAATAACCTTTGCGCTTTAGGGTCATCCTTAAATCGGTCGCTTTCGTCTGGTATTTCAGGGATTGGCACCAGCCGCCAGTTGACGCGGTAATCAGTGCCATTAGGGGTTGCAGAGTATACGCCAAACTCAGCATTGGCTGATGGTGAATACGAATGGCAAAACCCTGCATCGCTAAGGCCGTTGATTGTTGGGCACAGGAAAATATCATCGTTGTTTTCGATATCACCTGATGATGCGTTGCCGCGTGTACCGTAAGCAAGATTCACGGCGCGGATTCGCCGAAAATCATTATTGTTGCGTTTCCAGTAAAACGCAAAATTATGTTCGTAAGTAGCGTCTAGAGCTGTATTACCCAAAAAGATGCCGTTGAGGTCCGGGCGTTTAATGCCATCGCCAAGACCTTGCTCGCCTACGACCATCAACAGCTTTACAGCTTGCTGCGACCCAAGCGAAAACGAGCGTGACCAGACCAGCCGTGGAGCAGCAAGAATGCCGCCGCTAAAGCCGGTGTACTTACCAAAGATAATGGGGATTGGGTCGCCATAATTGGCTAGCTCAGCCTGACTGTCAAATCCAGCAGTAGCACTAAAGCGGTCTTGGCCTGTGATACTTGCGAGCTGACGTGATTGGGTGCGACCAGCAGGCTGCTTTGGTTTTGGGGTTAGCAGATAGGATGCGGCCTGTAAAACAATTCCTATCACAAGACTGATTAAATATGGTTCAAAACCAGTGTTTTTAACGTCTGGCACCAACTCGTACTCCGCTGGCCGAATGGCAGCGCGGCGACACGCCTCTTCTGCAAAACGGCGATATTCCTCTTCTGTGCAACCCAGTGTTTTAATTAAATCTCGTTCGTAGGGCAGTAGCGGAAGGCGTAATGATCCGGTAACGCCTCCAGCTGGCACCAGGTCACCTTTGCCATCTTCTCGTTGACGTAGAAAGCGCCTTGACTCCATACGACAGCAAAAGCCTTGCGGTCCTGCTTTAACAGGATTATGTCGCCATCATAGGCCGCTTTAGGCACTCGTTTACCCCATGACAGTAAATCGCGGGCAATCATTCGCCACGACGCGTTGTACCAGTGCTGATTAAAGGTTGGCGTTGGGATGCCGATGTCAGCCAACGCAACGTAAACCATGTGGATGCAATCGATGGCGCCATCACTGCCATCAGCGCCAAGGCGGTAGGGTCTACCGATCAGGTCAACGCAACCGGACATTGCTGCTGACGGGGATATTGCCCACAAGGTGCTTGGTTAAACGTCGCATGGGCGCATCTGAACCAACTGCATCCAGAACCGAGTCAAGCCTTAACTGAAGGCTGGTTTCATCCCAGTTACCGTTTGATACCTGGCCGACGTATTGATGCAGCACCGTGCCGGATGTTGGGGAGCCCGGCTCAAGGATCATCACAAGCACTTTTGCGATCCAAAAGTCCTCTACTGCATTCAAGCCCCATGCTCGGCTTATTTCATTATTTGGAAACACCAGATTTGCTTCGATGTTGTCTCCGGTCCTGTTAACAGTTACACCAGAAAAACCAAAAGGCAAAAAGATGTATTGCTTGCCTTCATAACTGGCAACCTTGTTGATATGAAAGTTTTGAAAGAAGTAAGCAGTGCCGCCGCTCGGAGCAATGAACTGCAGGTAGTTGCCAAGTGAGAGTTCCATCAGACTCCGATTTTCCGGCGTGTAGAGGACGACATCTGCAGCCGCCGTAGCGTACGCTGCTCACCTTGACTGGCGCCCTGCTGTGCCGCTTGAAGCATCCCGGCTTGGAATTGTGATGCAGTGACGTACTCAACATCATTAATGCGCTCCACGCTGTAGCGCACGTCGATTGCCATGGGGCCACCGGCGGCTGCCCCGCTTTCGCCTTCGGTGCCGCTTTCACCGCCCCCGCCAGCAGCGCCAGGCGAACGGCGATAGCGAGACATCGCGCCATCAAGGTTGGCAGCAACGCCGAGCTTGCCGTCAGCACCACGCTTAAGCGGCATGATCGCTTCGGGGCCGGCTTCACCCATCAGGCCGGTTTTGGTGGTGCCGCCATCGGCAAACGGGAATAGCGTTGGCGAGCTGACGATGCCACCGCTGGCAAACTTAGCGATGCCGTTGCTAAAGGTGGCGCCGTTGGCTGCGGGAGTAAAACCTTTGAGCGCCTCCGTGTTCATGAAGTCGCCGGTAACCGTGTCACCACCACCACCGCCGCCGCCACCTGCAGCACCGCCAATAATGCCAAGTATGGTTTGCAGGATAAACATCTCGATCATCTTGGCAATCATCTGCGATGCCATATCCAAAAAGTGATCAGCTACGCTGCTGAAGAATGACGCCAGTGCTTCCTTGGCGGTCATGCTGCCGGAAATCAACCCCTTAAATGAATTACCAAAGGCGGTGCCTATTGCGGTGGCGGCTGAAGTTACTTGATTGGAAAGGCTTGTTAGTTCTTTGAGTTCATCTTTTACCTTGCCTAAGCGTTCTTCTATTTTTTGGCTTTCACCTTTAGGCTTTGCTAATTCTTTTTTGCGTCGCTCAATTTCGTCTTTCTGCGGGTCTGTAAGCGACTTATCACCGCGAATCTTTGCAATCTCTGCTTCAAGCCGCAATTGCTCACGCGCTTGTTCGGTTGTAGCGGTTTTAAGTTCAAGCTCTAGGTTGAGGTCAGCAATTATTACATCAAATGATTCGGTACGGTCTTGTTCAATTTTGGCGAGATCAAATCCTAA